GGCGTCGTGGGGATACGCCCATGACTGCCACTTATCTCTCGGTCTGTTCCGGCATCGAGGCGGCCACGGTTGCGTGGCACCCGCTGGGCTGGACGCCCGTTGGCTTTGCCGAGGTCGAGAGGTTCCCCTCCGCTGTGCTGGCTCACCACTACGGTTCAAACATGCCCGACGAGCCTTGGAAGTTGTCGAACGGCGTTCCGAACTTTGGCGACATCAACAACTTCAAGGAATGGCCGGATGCAAATTTCGATGTTCTCGTCGGAGGAACCCCGTGCCAAAGCTTCTCGGTCGCTGGACTTCGCAAAGGACTTGATGACCCACGGGGGAACCTCGCCCTTACCTATCTTGCGATCGCTGACCGCTATCGGCCCGAGTGGCTGGTTTGGGAGAACGTCCCCGGCGTCTTGTCATCCAGCGGAGGACGGGACTTTGGTTCCTTCATCGGAGGGTTGGAGCAACTCGGGTATCATGCGGCCTGGCGAGTGCTTGACGCTCAATACGTCCGAGTGGACGGCCTTGCCAGAGCAGTGCCCCAGCGACGAAGGCGTGTCTTCGTTGTCGGACATCTTGGTGACTGGCGACGTGCCGCGGCGGTACTTTTTGAGCGCGAAAGCCTGCAAGGGCATTCTGCGCCGCGCCGACAAACGGGGGAAGGACTTGCCCCAACAATTAGCGCACGCCCTACAGGCGGTGGGGGACTCGGAACCGACTTCGACTGCGATGGCGGGCTAATCGCATCAACCGGCGACATAGCGCATTGCCTCAATGCCGGCGGCATGGGGCGCATCGACTATGAAACCGAGACGATGGTGGCGCACAGCCTGAAGGCTGACGGCTTCGACGCATCCGAGGACGGCACGGGGCGCGGGACGCCCATCGTTCCAGTGGTTGCCGCATCCCTCACCCGTGGCGCAGAGAGCGCCGGCAAGGGCGGCTATGCCGGGCGGCGGCAAGAGGATGACGTTAACATCATCGCCATTCAGGAACGCGCCGTCTGCGAGAACCCCAGCGCGGGGCCTGACGGCGCGGGCATCAGAACGGATGGCGCAGCCTACACGCTAGAGGCGCGGACAGTGCCGCAGGCGGTCGCCGCTCCTTATACCCTTCAGGGCTGGGCCGTGCGCCGCCTGATGCCGGTCGAGTGCGAGCGGCTACAGGGCTTCCCTGACGGATACACCGACATTCAGATCCGCAACAAGCCGGCCGCAGACGGGCCGCGCTACAAGGCGCTTGGGAATAGTATGGCGGTGAACGCGATGCGTTGGCTCGGGCGCCGGATCGAACTAGTCAGGGCCGCCTAGTGCGGTCGCTGTCATCACAGAAGGGATAGCACATGGTGCACGCTAGTTGGCTTGAGGCTAGTGGCGAACGATTGGCGAACCCCACAGATTGCAGCTTCTCATCCTCTGCGGTGAGAGCGGCCCCGCCGTGAGGTAGGGCAACCCGTGGGGTTCACCTGTCGTTGTCTAATGCGAGGCCGCTTGTTTATCAAAATACCACCAAAGGAGAAGGACGATGGCCAAGTTTCCAAATACCGTTTTTGTGAAGTTTGAGGACGGCGGCACTGGTCCCGATTACCTCTGCGCGAGTGCGGACATCGAGGGAATGGTTGATGTCGGCAGCAAGCAGAAGGTTGCGATCTACCGACTCGAAAGCATGGTCGAGTGTGAGGGCGTTGTTAAGACCACCCCGGCCCGCAAGCAATCGCGCAGACGCTGATTTATCAATTTGTGCATCAGCGCAATATGATGGGACGGGATGTGATGGGATGGGAGAGGCAGTAACGATGACAAACCAACCGCACAAGTGGCCCGCGTGGCAACCGATAGAGACGGCACCGAAGGATCAGAGCCAAAAGCAGCGGCTGCTTGGCTTTGATCCGGACCACGGCATTCGCATCATGCAATATGATGGCTGTGGTGCCGGAACGGGCGGCTTTGATATTGCGCTAGACGGCATCGACATAGGCGAGCACGGAACCATGCCATACGATTTTGAACCGACCCACTGGATGCCACTACCGGAGCCACCTAATGACTGACGACCGCCGCTTACCGCTGGTTAGCGCAGACATCGCTACCCTGCGTCGGATTGCCGACACGTTCGGCCACCGCGAACATCGCGAGGTGCTGAACGCAGCTTTCGATGAACTGGAGCGGTTGCGGACGCTCGGTGAGCAAGCGGAGAAAGAGAAATGAGTGACGACAACGCCAAAACCCAATTTGAAGAAGTGTTGTCCGCTCTGTCAGCGGCCTACATTGAGGTCGAGCAGTTGCGGGCGGCGTTGCGCGATCTGCTCCAATACTGTGACGACCACAACTGGGGCACGATACCGGAGGGCGCAACGATTGATCGGGCGCGGGCCGCTCTCGGTGAGGCGTCGTCTGCACAAGCGGAGAAAGACTAATGGACATAGTTGAGCGGCTACACTTCGATGAGGCGCGCTGCGAGGCCATGTTTTCCAAGGGAGTTGCCTCGAATATCAAGGAAGCCCGCCAAGAGATCGAGCGGCTGCGCGCGGCGCTAGAGGAAGTGGCCATAGCAGCCGAGAATAACGAACTCTTGGCCCCTGATATGGTGGCTAAGTTCTGCCGTACCGCTCTAGAGACAGAACCGCAGACATAATGGAGCCACGATGACCTCACACCCGCTGGATATTCCGAACTGGATTGGGCGCAACAAGCCGTCCAAATATGTTGCGGAAATAGACGAAGCCGAACTTGCCGTTAGAATGGTTGAGGCCGCGATTGGCTTGAAGCGCCCACCAGGAGCAACAGCTAGGGAAACTCTGGCCGATGCGGATTGGGGGCCAGCATTTGAGCGAGCGGCCAGAGCCGCAATGGAATACTGGCAAGAATGCCTCGTCCAAATGAACGAGGCGCAATGAAGTCACGCTTTACTGCAACTCATGTGCAGACACCACTCTGAGGTTAGCCAATCGCCCGCGTGATTTCCGCGTGGCGCTTCTGAAGGCGCGCAATCTCTCGGGCTAGATAGCCCTGATAGGTCTTCAGGTCTTCCGTTGTGGGTTTGGTACTCGACCGCACTCGCAGGCTGGCCGCTCCATTAGAACGCTCCAATTTCCGTGGGGGCTTTCCTGTAGGCCCATCCCCGTTCCAGTCGCCCATCCGCATTTCAGATAGTCCTCGGCGTTCTCAATGCGAACGTAGGCGGTCCACCATTCACGCGCAGGGAAGTTCGAGGGCTGCGGCATTGTCAATCTCGACATACTGCATTTGAAATTCACCACAAGGTAATATCAGCATTTCGTTTTCGCCATTACGGCGAGCAACAATAATCCACTTCTTCCGACCTTTTTCATCCGTGAGAGGTGCCATTGCAATAACGCTATCGAACTTATGCTCGGTCATAGTCGTCCTCGTATTCCGATTCGTCGAAGTGGTGGACGAAGCCTATCGCTTCCGTGTTGAGGTCTTTGCGGAGGCCGGGCGAGAGCGGGCCGTCGTAGGGTTCGCGCGGGATCGAGTGGTAGCCCTTCGTCGGGCGGTCGCGCGGGGTTGGCTTGCGGATTGTGAGGCGTCCGATGGGTCGCATGTGTTCCCCTTAACAATATCTCCACACCACCGCGCGCCGCAGTCCTGACATTTGAACCGCTGGCGAATGGTGGTCTTGAGATAGTGCAGGCCGCTGCGTTTGATGCGGGGTGATTGACAGGTCGGGCAATGACTACTCTGCCCGGTGTAGAGGTTGAGGTTCGGATGATTGGGCATCCAAGGCTTGATGCGCTCATACACCCTAGCCAGCAGATCGGTGTCCTGCTTGCCGTATCGCCGCATGATGCGCCACGACTTCGGATCGCCGTTGACGCAGCCCCGCCACAGAGCCGCCCCGGTGTTCGGTATCTTGCGCCCCTCGTTGAGATAGCGCCCGATGTTGTCAAGTTTGTTGCTGTCGAACTTGAACGCCCGTCTCGCAGCCTTCAGTGTGTCGATCGTCTTGAACGGACTGGGCGGCGCGAACCCGTTTGTTATCAGCCGAGAATTAATCTTTTTGATGTCGAAGGCATCGCCGTTGTGCGCGCAGATTATATCTGCATCGTCCATGAGACGATGCAACACGCCGCATAACTGCTTGTCGTCGTGCTTGTGGGTCTTGTAGCGAGGGAAGTCAGGAAGGCAACACGTCTTGACCGTCCGCTCGTGCGCCCACTTGTAGGAGAACATCAGAATGAACGTGTCACGTTCGACCCACACCGCAGACGCTTCGGGCGAACGTATTGACCATGAGGCCATGATGATTGGTGAAGTTTCAATATCGAGAAAGAGAATCCTGGGTTCTCTGTTCAAGCTCTCCGCCTGTTGTGAGTTGCGGGCTTACGCATCGACCGGCAAATTAGTTCGATACATGCACGGGAGCGACATAGTGTGGGTCAGGCGATAGCCCTGCCAGTTCTCATGCACGGTCAGGTAACACCAATAGATGTGATGACGTTCTTCGGGCGGCTGTGGTGTTGGTGTCAGGGCTAATGCAATCACCGCCGCGAGGACGACAACCGCAAGAATGTTCACTTTGGAATCATGGCCTCGATAATACGGTCCAGCCTTTGATTGAGGCCGCGCACTTCATCGCGCACGCCGTTCATGGCTTCCGTGATTTGCCTCTCAGCGGCTTCCAATGAGCGCCCTGTGGCGTACTCTCTTGCCACTTCAACCTTGAACTCGGTTAGTGATGTGCTGACGATTTCCAACCGAGCACCTAGTGCGAGTGCGGACAACTGAGCCGCTTCAGCCTTTTCTTCTGCCTTGCCCCAGTCCATCCAGAATTTAGCAAGACCGATGCAGGCCGTAACACCTGAGATCAGCGCCGCCCATGTGATTGCGTCTGTCATCGTTTTACGACGCGATTAAGAATACCGCCGACGATGCCGGTCCCGACTTGCAGGCAGAACAGCCCGCCAACCATCCAGCCGCCCCATTCAAGAGCAAAGCCGGTCAGTGCGTCGGTAGAACCCCAGCCTAGAACCTTGTCGTAAATGACGATCTTGTTCCAATAGACGATGAGCGGGAATATGAAGCCGATCCACGCCGCCCACCAAATCGGATGGCTCATGCCCGCGATGGTAATGTCACGTTGCGCTGCAATGCGGGCCTGGTCGGCAACCATCAATGCAATAGCGCGCTGCGTATCGCCGTCCGCGCGTTTGATGTAGTAGTCCAGGCCCTTCTCACCCAATGAGAAGATGGACTTGAGAATGTCGGGGAATCCTGAGAACAGCCCTGCGAGCCACGTCATGAGAACCACCCCCGGATGTCGTCTTTATTGAAACGCCAATAAATTGCGAACAGGCCAAACCCGACAACCAGCACCGAGAGAACCCGCCAGTCCGTCACGACGCCGAGGATGGTCGTCAGGATCGTGCCAATCGTGGCCCAGATTTCCTTGCTCTGGATGGCGGGCTTCGTCTCTGGCTTTTCTGGCACCGGCACCCGCACTGGATTAGACACGGGCTTTGCCTTCAGCCCCTTCTCAAACAGTTTGGCCTCGCGCTCTCTGCGACCCTGCAAACCGGGAACGCCGGGCCAAATGCGCTTCATGCGGCGGAACTCAGTGGGGATCGCAGCGAAGTTCTGGGAGCGCATATGCTCCTTGATCGCGCGCATTTCCTTGTAGCGTTCGCCAGAGCTGTTGAACGATGTCCCGCGATTGAAGATCAGCGAAAGCAGCGCGCCGAAGCAGTCGGGGTGCAGCTTGTCAGTGTTCGGCAGAGACTTAGCTAACCGGGCCTCCCAGCGTGGAACGACGCTTTCCTTATGGACCGCAATCGCATCCTCCCAAGGGATCAGGACTTTATTTCGGATGGCACTGGTTGCGGCCTTACCTGCTTGGCCGGTCTTGCCTGTGGCACCGACCATTGCAACGAGCATCGGCCCGGAGACGTATGCCTTCCAATCGTTCTGGATGGTTGCTGCGTTTGTTTGTCCGAGGTCGTACCCGATGCCGACCGTCGCGCCCGAGTTCACACCCGGCCATTCAGGCCGCTGGTACTTCTTGCGGTAGACGGCCTCGCTCGATACTTCCTCTTTGACGATGAGATCGAAGGCGGCTTGGGAAGATCGCACTACAACACCAGCGCGCCGACGATGAGAGCAGCCGCGATGTAGAGCGTCTTTGTCGGGTTCTTAGCGATCCATTCCGTGGCGGTCATGTGCCAGTGGATCGGATATAGATACCATTCCATGTTCAGCTCCTAAGCTATTGCTTATTCGTCCCACTCACCCCATATGGATGAACATGGCAAAACCAATTGAACACTTGGCTGGCGAGCGATTTGGTCGCCTGACCGTTATGAGCGCGGCTCCAAGCCTTAAGAACGGCGCTCGGTTTTTGTGTCAGTGCGACTGCGGAAACACAGTCATTGTCCAAGGCAGACACCTGAGAAACGGAAACACTAGTTCTTGTTCTTGTCTTAGAAACACTCAGGGCGGCCATTCACACGAACACCCGCTCTGGAAACGATGGTCTGTGATGATCGAGAGATGCCACAGCCCGACCCACCATCAATTCAAAAACTACGGAGCGCGCGGCATCTCCGTTTGCGACAGATGGCAGAGCTTTCCGAGATTTCTGGAGGACACGGAGCGCGCATACTTTGATGGTTCGACCATCGAGCGAATTGATAACAACGGCCCGTACTCTCCAGAGAACTGCCGTTGGGCAACACCAAAGGAACAAGGGCGCAACAAGCGAAGTAATGTCCTCATTGAACACAACGGCGAACGCCTGCCGGTTGCAGAGTGGGCCGAACGCCTTGGACAGCGGCGCAAGTTAGTCGAACAAAGAATACGCAAGGGCTGGAATCACTCCCTTGCGCTGACCACCCCTCCGCTTCCTCGTGGCATCGAGCGCCGCAGGGGTGCCCGCCGCTAGGACGAAGATGGCGGTACGTAGAGGCAATAGATTTGCCCGGTGTTTGGTGATCGGCAGAGGTGATAGTGTTCGTCGCGCGACCACTTCACGCGGCCCGGCTCAACCACTTCGCCTGTGTCCAAGAGAAACGAGCCGCCCGGCAGGGGCCTGGGCGCGTAAGCTATCGGCTGACAGTCACGGTCGGAGCAGCATTCAGGGTCGTACCAGCCATGACCGTAGACCCCGACCAGCCCCCACCCCGTCAGTAGAACAACAACAAGGACGATGTAGAGGAGGCCGGCGATCCAGCGCACCATTATTGCGGGACCGGCTGGACAACGATGTAGACGTTGACCGATGCCGCCGCGCCCTGCGCCTGGGTGATGCGGAAATACAGTGGGTTAACGTTCCAGATCGCGGTTGGCGATGTCGCTGGCGCGACGTTGATCACCGCGGCGTTGGTGTTGAGCGCATTGGACGTTAACGCCGCAAGGGACTGCCCCGCCGCGCTGATCGTTGAGCCGGTGCCGCCCGCCCCGCTAAAGATGCCGAACTGTGCGGTCGTCAGCGATGCGGTCGTTCCGACGTTCTGAATGGTGATCGAGGATATTCTGTACTCAGGCGAGCCGCTTATGATGGGGATCGCGGTATCGGCGACGGAGTTTGCATTAACGTTGAGTGCGAATCCTCCAATGAGAAATGCCGGATAATTCGCCGACCCCACCATGTTGCCCACGCCCGCATCGGTAATCACGACGCCGACAAGGTTGGGAACGGGGATATTCAGTATTTTGTTGTAGCTGTCGGTGGTGTTGAACGCTATGTCGGCGTCGGCGTTGTTAAAGGCGATCACCGAGTTGATGGTGTTTCGCGAGTTGCTATTGCCGCTGAACCAGAGGCCGATGTCGTTGCCGCCCGAGCCGCCTCGGTTGCCGATTGAGATGATACTGTCGAATAGGCAGTCAGCGGTCCCGCTGGTAATACCAACGCCCGTGCTATCGGCATTGGTACTGATGACCGAGCCTATGGTGCAGCACCGAAGGCCCGCGTATTTCGAGCCGCGCCCGCCCCCGACGTGTCCGGAGTGAGTGTCGCTAACGCTGTCGATCCGGCAATAAACACTCGTTTCCAGTTGCGGGCCAAAGCCTGAAGCATCTTCGGAACGCAGCGAAGACACGTGGGCATGAGTTTGGCGGGCAATATAGAGGTCAGCGTATAGGACACTCCCGCAGTTTCTAGCATAGAGATAGCCGACCTGGTTTTTATAGCCGCGATTGAACAGAACGCCGGCGCCTGGGTTGTGATCCTCGAACGAACAGCCGTCCACCGTGCAATCAACGGTCTGATAGACCGCGAGAAGGTGGGTGCCAGCACCAGAGTTACTGTTCCCGACAAACTTGATATTCGTGACACGGTTGTTTTTGGTGACCGGGATTTTGCGGATCGACGTGCTGGTGTCTGCCGTCAACATGCTGAACGCCAGCGCGTCTTGCAGATTAACCGTAGTCCCCGACAGCGACACGATGCGCGTCATCATAAAGTACGAGTTGCCGGTCGAGGCTTGCGTGACGGCAATCTGAATGTAATCGTCTTGGGCGAGGGCCGCGGCACTGGTGACGACGAGGCTCAAGTCGCCAAAAGCGGCGTTCGAGGCAAGCGTCGTGTCGGTGCCGAGTGCGGCGGGGATACCGACCTTAATCACGCCGTCAACCACCGTGGCGTCGTTTGGTGCTAGAACTCGCGTGTCGGCTGACCCGGTGATCCAGATATTATCTTCGTCAATGATGACCGGCGTGCCGTCGCTAAGATAGTCTCCGTCAAGAAGTTTAACGATGCCACCGCCAGCCGCCGCCGCTTCATCCACTGCGGCCTGTATCGCGGCACGCGTAAACCCGTCGGGGATATACTCAGACGACGCAAGCGCGGCAACTTCGGCTTCAAGGGCGTCAATGTCGTTCTCTATGTCCGTGAGAAGACCAGGGATGTTCTCGTAAAGGTTGCGAACCGCACGCGATATTTTATCTGGGTCTTTCTCCCCAATGGGCGGGACGTAGCCTGGGATCATTGTGCGAGCACGCTAGGAATCGCGGCCTTGAGTTCAGCCGGTGTCTTGGCCGCATCAATGGCCGGATCAGCCGTCACGTCGCGAAGCGCCTGCCGCTTGGCGTCAATCTCGTCAAACTTGGACGGGTTACGGCTTAGTTCAACATCTAGGGCCTCAAGCTTCGTGGTGCGGAGTTTGCGGAGTTTGTCCCGATGGATGTCCCGCGCCTTGTCCATGTCAACCGCAAGGTCTGGCTTCCACGCGCTGCGGAATGTCCGATCATTCGGAATGGCGCTTTTGTCGATTTCTTTGATGCCGTTGACGTTGACGGCGTCAATCTGATCCTGCGACCACCGCAACACTTCTGCGCTCGGGTTGCCGGCCGTCTGCATAATCGCAACGCCGCCGTCGAGTTTTGGGATGCTGTAGAACTTCACAACGCCGCCGTCGAGTCTGGGGATGGTTCTCGGTAACTTCATTTATTGCGCTCCAAATCCGACGAAGTTGTAAGAGCTGGGATCGGCGAGGGCGGACGTATCAATGTCGCGCGCCGCAAGAAGCTGCGAGCCGGTCGCCTTGCTTGCGAATGAAGCAGTGCCGATCATGTCGGTAGCAGAACACGTCACAACGCTGACCCAGTTCACACTTGAGAAGTCCGTCGCGATGGTGATGGTCAACTGTCCAACGTCCGTATCGGTGATGGACGTTATGTTCTCGCTGGCCTGTAGTGTAGGAGTTCCACCCGATACCGTGACGTAGGCCCAGCACTTCGCCGACGCACCAACGTGGCCGACCAGAACCCAGGCGGAATTGCTGTTGTCGTAAACAAGATCGTGGACGGTGCCTGCCGGGATGACCCCGGTTCCGATTGCAGACCCTGCAATCGTTTGGATGGCCTTCGCACCAAGGCCGTCAACGCTGAGGGTCGGCGCGGCGCCGTTGGCGACATTGAACTTGACGCGCAGAGACATGCCGTTCATCGCAGCGAGCGATGCAAACACCTGGTTGCTTGTCACTGTGTAGGCGGTCGAGCTTCCGCCCGTGGTCAGCGTCCCGGCATGGTCGTCGCGGTATTTGGCGACTGCGGCCATTTCCGCGCGGGCTGAGTTATTCACGGCGGCCCCCGCCATGCCCTCGGCCCAGTTAATCGTGGCGTCCGCCGTCGCATTGGTTGCGGCGGTCTGGGACCATGTGTAAAGGGTCATTGTGTCCTCAAGAAAAAGCCCCCAGGCGGGGGCCGTGTGGTAGTGTTCGGCTATGAAGCGGGCGCTATTGGCTTATTTTGCGTCGGTGTTCTTACTGGCCTGGGCCCCCTGGAACGGATGGCTCATCGCCTTCGGCGGCGCTCTTTACTGGGCCTTGTATCGACCTCAGAAGATCGCCGGAACTGATGCTCACGCCGTCGTGCCTGAGTCCGCTGGACAAAGCGCGGGAGGCGGCGACCATGCCGGCGAGTTTGGCGGGGGTGGGTTGAGTGCTGAAGTCCTGCGCCGCCGCGAGATAACGATCAGTCGCCTTGCTGAGAGCCTCGGTGTAAGCTGGGGACCGCTTGGCGACACGGTCCATGATTTTCTGGTACTGGTTCCTTGTCAGGAGTGCGGCGAGTTTATTTGCCCCGGCACCGACTGCAAGCGATGCACCGCCGCTCAACAGCGAAACCGGCGAACCGAATGTGAGGCCGTGCTTCGATGGGGCCAGCTGCGAAGCGGTGCGTAATGTATTCAGGCCGGGCGTCCCCTTAACAAACCCATTCAGCGCAGCGATTTCGTCCTTGGAATATCCCTTGCTGTTTCCTTTGATGGCCTTCTCAACAATCGGGGAAACCAACTGCCGTCGAACGTTTACCTCGTTGCCGCCAGAATTAGCACGACCCGTCCGCAGTCCACCGATTGCGTCTAGTTCTTCAAGTTGCTGCAAGCGCTTGCCAGCCGCATAATTAGCATTTCCCTTTTCCAGCAGACCGGCGGCGGCGGGTTCATTGCGCGATAGGAATTTGTCGATTTCCTTTATGGCAATGGTGGCAGCGCGGCGTTCCTTGCGGTCCACGGATTGCGCGATTTCACCGAGCAGTTCCCGGGTAACACTCAGGTCAGCAATCGCGCCGTCCTTGGCAATGTCATCAACCATTCCAAACGTCTGCGGGGCGACCCTCTCCCGCTTGGGGTTCATCACTTGTTTGGTGTTGTCCGCAAACGCCTTCATCAATTCAGGATGGAAGGGTTCGTGCGGAACAGCAGTCGCCGCCTCTTTCTGTGCGCCTCCGGTCTTTAGTAGACTGTCCTTAGTCGGAGCGGGCAACCGCGCCAATTCTTTCGGCGGGGGCACGACACCGGCCCACCCGGCCCCAGCGCGCGATACCGGGCTAATAGGAGATGCCATCGCGGCAAGATCGCCAACACGCTCGCCCGCGCTATTCGGATCGCCGAATGGCACGGAGCCTGGAATGCCGCCCGCCGATGGGAGTTGGGCCTTGCCAGCCAACACGTCACCCGGCAGCGTAAATCCGCTAAAAAGGCCCTTGGCTATCTTCGCGGGCCATGTGTCACCCCACCCGAACTTCTCCTTCGGCTGCGAAAGGGCACTCTGCTGAACGGCAGGAAAAGCATCCCACTCATTCTGCTGGACAGCCGGAAATGCGTCCCACTCACTCACGGCACTTGCCTAACTATGCCGTTTGGATCGCGGAACTTGGACCCGCTGGGCAGCTTCCTTGCGGCGTCCACTGTTGCGACGCTGAGAATCTCGCCGCCGAAGTTTCTACTGTGATTGGGGTTCGGGGGCGGCGCGATGCCAGGTCCGTCATACATCTCCGGGAGATAGAAAATATCGTTAGGGTTGGCCCCAAGGATTTTCGCTCTCGAATTATAGCTTTTCATTGCCGAGTCGTTCGCCTTCTGCATATATTTCGCGCGGCTTTCCATCTGGTCAATTAGTCTGTTTCTAACTTCTGGTGTTAAAATCTGACCGGACTTAACCCACGACTCAAGAGCCTGAAGTGACTCAAGTGGACCGCCAGACTTGCGGCCCATGATCTGCTCCGCTTCACGCACCACCGAATCCGGGTCCATGATCGTAGCCATGCCATAGATGATATTGATGTCCGCGGCGCCGCCCGCGGTATCCCTCGCCTCTCGAATAGATGGCATTATCGGCGCGACCTTATGCCATCGCTTCACGGACGGATCGGCCCGGAAGTCGTCGGTTAGTTTATTGACGTGCTCGTGGTATTGCGGGGTGCCCTTTATCAGCGATGCCCCACCAGAGGGTCCAGCAGCGGGATTATCCCACTGCGACCCGGCTGGCGGCTTCTCTGGCCCGCCTGTCGCCATCGGGGTTGACGCCCCTACAAAACGATTGTTGAAAGACGGCGCCCCAGGCATGGAAGGCTGGGCTGGCTGTGGTGTCGGAGGCTGTATCGCGTCGATGCGATGTCCCGGCTGAACGTCCATCAGTTTCGGCACAGACCCCTGAACATTGGTTCTGCCAGTCTGCGGATTAAAGTTGCCGAAGGACTGTTCTTGGCTGAACGGCTTATATTCGGGCGGCTTAGCCATCGCCGTCAAATAAGGAACTGCCAAGTTGGGATTTTGCATGATCGCTGCCTTAACGGCAGGGTCGAGGTCTTCGCGTGACATAATGTGCGGGATCGCCGCGCGAAGCGCCGCTTGGTTCTGGTCTGCAGTCTGCCCGCCGAGAAAACCCTTGAAGGCGTTCGTGGCGCCCTCGCTCCAGTTGTTTCCGCTCGCGAGGCCAAGCCCAGCCGCAATCATCGCATTGCGATTGTTGCCGAGGAACCCGCCCTCTTGACCGATCAATCCGGAGCCGTAGCCCATGTTGTCAAATATTCCAGCCATGTTGCGTTACCCGTAGTATGGGTTGGTCGTGCCGTAAGGCGTGAACGGATTGGTTCCGTAGGGGGACTTATTGCCGCCGCCGAACAGGCCACCAGCGCTGCCGAACAAGCCAGCCGCGGGACCGGCCCCAGACGCCGCACCAATCCCGGCAATTCCAAGCCCTGCGATAGTCTGAAACGGCGACGGTGCTGGCGGGGTTATTTCCTGCATCGAGGTTCCGTTCGTGTTGCTGGTCTGTCCAAGCCTCGCCATCGGGATCATAAGATTCGCGACTTGGGCAAGGTTCTGTATCGGAATGCCGCGCCGCATGGCTTCCGCTTCCAGCATCTTCATATATGAAGCATTAGACGAGGCGGTCGCGGCGTTAGAAACATCAACGCCAGTGGCGCGATTGCCGAGCGCCGTCTGATCCATACCCCCCAGAATGCCAGCCGAGGTATTGCCCGCCCCATACATTCCGCTAATAGCGCCGAGCTTGCGGCCCTCGTTGTCGTTGTAGGCTTGCGCCCAAGCCGGGGCGACACCTCTTGCAACGCCCTCGCCCACTTGCTTGCCGAAGTCACCGACGCCCGCGCCCGAATATCCAGAGCTGGCATATTGAGACTTAACCCGGTTCAGAATGTCATCGGACATATAGCCGGCGGCTTTGGTGAACGCCTCGTTTGAATAGGGGTTGGTGTCCATATTCGCGTAGGGTGTCATCCCGACACGATATTGGTCATATGCCTTCTGAACCATTCCGGTTCGGTCTGTGCCGCCAGCAAACAAATCGCCAGCCAGCGCATTAATCTGCGGCGCGTACTGCCCCGCGTTGGCGGCGTTGTTGGTGATGCCCGTTAGTGCCGTGTTCTCTGTGGAGGTCAGACCGGCGTTAGGAATCTGCGCCGTTGCGGCATCAAGCAGTGAGTTGACGCCCGGAACCGCAGGCTCGTATGGCTTGGTAACGGATTGTTGGGCGGTGGTCGTTTGAGATGTGCCCTTTGAACCTTGCATTAGAGTGGCCTTTCCATAACCAGCGCCATTGTCTTATATCCCTGTAGTTTGCGGGACCAGCCCTTTCGGCCAATCAACCGCACCGCCCTGCACTTCTCAGCGCGGGCGTAATCCTCAATCACGTTGAGAAGGTGAACTGTCTTAGTGAGATCGTCGGCGCCCCACGCGACAATCTCGCAAACGCCGTCCACCAGTTGCGTGACGCCTGCGCCGTGAACATTGTCGTCCTCAACAGCCAACCACAGCAGGGCGTCCCCGGTAAACACCTCGTCGCGCACCCGTTTCCTTGACCATGTCCCCCGGTCGGTCGCCGAATAAACGTAGCTCTCAGCGATGGGCCATATTTCTTGGGTGCGATTAGGCGGGCAACAAAGCAGATTCACCGCTTTCCCGTTTGGCTGAAATCAGGTTCGAGCCCCATGCAATAGGTCCAGTTTTCCGCCGCTGGAATGCGAACCCTGCCCCTTGCGAGTTTGGTATCGACACGTTGCGGGCAGAACCCGTCGCCGTTGACAAGCGTTTCGCTCGTCTGCGTCAGATTGGCTTGAGCGTTGGTTCTGTATCTCACCGAGCCGTGAACCGTCTCAGCGTCGGTTCTGGGGAAGAACCCACGCACAAACATTCTGCGTTCGCCGCCCTGTTCCGGCGTCTCCAGTACGGCTTCAAGGTTGGCACCATCAAAGAACCCGAGCTGGTGTTCGTCAGTAAACGCGGAAAGCCTTGAAGTTAGCGCGGACTGGAACGAATCGAAAGATACGTCAACCATGTCGTCAATGGACGCATATAGATCGTCAATTCCCTCAAGCGTAATGCCCGGCTTGATGGCCGTCGCGAGATATTCGCCGCTCGTTTCAATGACCGGTGACCACCGCTCAAGAGCAAAATCGTAGGCGATGACCTTATCAAATACGGTCGTATCGGACGACGCCGCCGACTTGTAGGCCCAGATGTATCGCGTCCCGGCAGGATCGGCAGACCCGATCAAAAGCTGCAAGTTCTGTCGATCAATGTCGGCCAGGATCGTCCGGTCAACTCGTTCCTTGCCAATTGCCACCAAGCCCGCGCCAGGGCGGTATTCCATGATACCCTGCGGAGAGATGAACGCGACACGATCACCAGCACGGACAATCGAGTAGGGACCAAGCAGACCCTTGTCCTCTGTAATGCGCTCGATCTGGAACGAGGGTGTGGCGCCGGGAATATACGTCAGCCTTCGGATTGCGCTCTCTTGGAACACAAGGCCGAACTCACCACCCGCTACACCGCGGACCACTCCACCATCCGGGAGGTCGTAGGTATTGGCAAAACCCGTCCCCGGCGTCCACGTTGTAATCCCGTCAACGTCGCACCATGAAATGCGCCGGACGTTGCTGGTCTGCCCAGATAGGATGATTTGACGCCCCACCACCGCAACATATCGCGAGGTCGGGGGCGAACCGCCCAGATCGGCAAAGGCTGTCGAGGAACCAATCGTGAAAGCCTGCGGGACTGAGTTTGAATTGACCGCAATAACGACGCTGCCGAACTGGGTGAATTGCCATTGTTCTGTTGAGGCGAGCGTCGTGTAGGCCGTCGCGTTCTTGGAAACGTCCTCCCATTTCAGGGTTGTGTTATCAAGCTTGTAAAGCTTTGAGGCAGAACCAGCAAAGATGGCAACCGAGCCGTCCGACGGGTTGCGCGCGGTTACATACCCCCGGCAGGCAGACGGTGCCGCGTATGGCGACAACTCGACATTGAAATCCGCAGTCCATCGCGCGATGCCTACGGAGAGGCGGAACTCGTCAATGGAGCCAGTCCACGGGTTTGATGTTACCTCGCCAGCAGCCCCGATGCGAAAGGCGCTGGAGCTGTTGGTCATGGCGACGGCGCTGGTGCCCGTATCTTCCGCAACCCCGTCAATATAAAGCGTAAATGTGCTGCCGGATCGGACAACAGCTAGATGGTGCCAGCCACTGCTCGCAAAGGTGGTGGTACTTATAAGATTGACGGCGGCAGAGGCAAAAACAATAAAATCAGATGTGTCTCTGATGATGTAGAATGACGCATCAGCCGCCCCGCTGTCGCACTGGCCAGCTAGATTCTCTTGAGAACCAGTAGCGGCAGTGCAGTTAAACCAGCAGTCAATTGTAAAGTCAGAAGTCCCGAGGGCGAAATCAGCGTGGTCGTTTGTCGTGATCCAGTCCCCGGTTCCGTCGAACAACCCGCCAGCCGTGCCGAACTTCTTGATTGCGGTGTCAATCTGCGCGTTGCCAGCAGCCGTCCAGGTATGAGCGGAGCCACCAGCATTGCTGTCCGTGAACGTGGTTGCTGCGTCTGTCCCGTCAAAGTGCAGCAGAACTTTTGTATAGGTATCGTTGCCGCTCTCTAGGGCCGCAGTATAATTCTGCAACGAAGGGAACGGACCATAGCCGTCGCCCCTCGGCAGCACACCGGACAGAACCTGAGTGTGTTCGCCCCGGAAGTCGTCTACGTCTGGGCGAAATTCAGGGAACGGGATGAACATTAGCTGACTACAGTCCAGGTTTCAGATTGTTTGGTTCGTTCGCCCCAGTGGGTATAGGGAGCAGTCGGTACGACAAAATTCTCCGTCCAGCGTGCGATGCCAACGGAAAACCGAAGTTCGTCAACCAAACCTTGAAACTCATTGGGCAGACCGGCAACGGCGCCCACTCCAAAAACGCCATTGCTGGCATTGACGGAGCCAACAATTGTTTCGGTTCCCGGCTGCAAAATGCCGTCGATAAATAAAAGCAAGTTGTTGCCGGAACGAACAAATGCGGCGTGATGCCAACCCGTGTTTAGAACGTCCGAGTATTTAGTCGTGCTATATGTTTCAATGTAGGAACTGCCTTGACCAACCCCGCCAGCCATTTCTCCGGTGTTGTAGCGGTACAAATAAACCGAAGTATCGGGGGCCAAAAATTCCCCCTCGGATTGCCCGCAGATATTCATAAATGAGCCGACAGGTCCGGTGCAGTTGAACCAGCATTCGAGCGTAAAGTCTAAAGCACCGACGATAAAATCGTCATGAGCCGGTGTTGTAATCCAATCGCCGGTGCCGTCGAACAATCCGGCCCCGGTGCCGAACTTCTTGATAGCCGTGTCTGTTTGGGCGTTGCCTATCGCGGTCCAAGTATGTGCCGAGCCGCCTGCATTGCTATCGGTAAACCCCCCGTCGAAGTGCAGCAAAATCTTTGTGTAGGAGTCATTGCCAGCAGAGATGGTCCGTGAGGGAATTTCTGTCCACGCCTCGGACTGTTGGGTCCGTTCAGTCCACGTCACGGAGTCGGCCCCGTAACCGTCACGGCCATCGGGCCGGAATTGTATGACGCCATCGTGCTAAGGCGGTTGAGTTGTTCGATGGCACCGCTGAAGCCCTGACCCCAGACCGCGATGCGCGAATCCTCGTGCAGATAAGGTGCGGCTTCCATGAGGGCGCCGTAGAGGTAAACGTCTGGAGCGAGTGTCAGGAGCCAGTTTGTCGAGTTGCTTGCGAGCGCCGGGATATATTTCCGGTACACCATCTCGATTGTATAAACACCGTCTGGGGTCGGGATCAGCTCAAGCTCATCGCCCATGATCGTAAAGCGAGACGGCTGGCCGGAAGCGTTGCCCCTGCCATAGCGATACTCGTCCGCCTGTGCGCCGCTGAGATATTCCAGACGAGGTTTACCAGACACATCGGAAAGCCGAATACGCCGCATCTCCTGGAAGTCGCTTGGGAGCGAAACATATTCAGGCTCGTCGTCGTCAGGGTCCGTCACCGTCGTGGAGCGCGTCTCCATCTGCCGGCATTTCAGATCGCGGTTCAGCTTGGCCTCGGCCAGCACGACGAAATCAGGAATAGCGGAGGTTAGGTCGTCACGTGCCAAGTACGAACCAACAGCCGTAAGAAGTTCGGAATACGTTGTAATGCTCATCGGTACCCCGATCTCCAGACCGGCCCATCAACGCGAAGGTGTGCCCAGTCAGGGTCTTTGAGTTTGCGGGCAACCAACTCCTTCCACTCTTGCGAGAGGTATCGGAGCTGATTGCCGCGCTTCCATTCTTCATTCAGCCAGCCGACCGCAACCTCGTTGGGCACGGTCGCAACATGCTTCAGCCCGTCAGTGTTCTTTTGGGTAAGGGTCCGAAGCACTTTGTTGTGCTCTAGGATCGGCTCGACATCGCCGGTTGTTACAACGGCGATGCTTCGCTTCTCCGAGAGCTTGACGATTTCCGTCTTCACTTCGTCAACTCGACGATATTGAAGACGCCCACCGCCGATGCGTCTTGACTAACCGCCTGGACAATCTGCCCAGGCGTACATGTGTAGCGCCGCGTCACGTTGGCTTGCAGCAATGTGCCGGTGTTAGAAGTGACGGCTGCATCGCCTATGGTGCTAATCGCAAACCTGATCCCCGAAGTAGCGATGGGGACCGTGACAAAGGTCAGATCAACGGCATAGGTCTGCGCGCCGACCGAAGTAACGGACGCCGCCGCGCCACCAGCCGAGTTAACGGCCAGGAAGCGCGACGTGGCGATGCGGTAAACTTCATGGTGGGACATGTGGTCTACCCCTTCCGGAAGAAGGTGTAGATCGTCCCGCCCTTGCTGGTTGCCGTTCCGTCTGCGCCCGATGTCGTGATGCGAACCACGTCGCCCGCCTCAACATAAGCCGGCGAAGGCGGACTGACCGAAGCGACGTTGCCCGCCAACAGCATGACGCTGTTGAACGCGCCAAGCGTAGAGGAAACGATTTCGGTAAGAGTCGAAGCCGTCGAACTCGTCCACTTGACGATATTAGCCGCAACCGTCGTGTTTGACGTAACGGTGGTTCCGAACACAACGCCAACCTCCTGCACGAACCCCCGGAAGGGGGCCGCGATGTAGGTGTGCGTCCCGCCCGCGGACCCCGCGCCGGGGTTGAAAACCTCGACGGCATGATCCGTCAGGGTACTGATTTTAGTGTAGGCCATTTAGTTGTTCTCCTTATGCGGCTGACGCCTTTTCAGCTTCCAGCTCGCTCATGTCGCCGCTCACAGCGGCTGCAACGAGCTTCAACGGAGGGACCCCTGGGAATTCGGATTCCAGCCGGTCTACGGTTGCTGATTTTCGGTCTAGCCACTGGCGTAATGTTCCGTGGTTGTACGCCTTGTTTCCGATGTGGGTGATATTCATGTCGGGATCGAGCCAGACTTTCCCGCCAAGCGTTCGCCAGCGCTCGCAAAAGACATAGCCCTCGTCGTAAACGCCAGTTGTGCGTTGCAGATTGTCAAAGAACATCCAGCTTCGCTGGCCGTCCTTGTCTGGGCCGTCTTTGTATTGCAGCCACGGCATCTGATTGGCCATCTTCTGAAGGGCGCTGCGGGTTACCCGCATGAACCCAGGAGTGACGGCATCGACTTGCCAAAGGCCGTTTTCTTCCATCAAGCCATCGGGGGGCCAGCGGAGTGGAAAGTTTCCGCTTTCATCCTTGTAGGGATAGGCCCCACCGATGACATCGACGGGATGCGAACACAACTTCACAAACTCGTCTCCATCCCAAGCCAAATCTGTGTCGATAAAGACCAGATCGGTTGAAGTGGCGAGTTGTGGGTTTTCCAGAAACTGAGATGCCAGATAGTTGCGACCACGAGCCACCATCGAATCACCGTCTCGATGGACAAAGCTAACCTCCCAGCCCTGCGCGGCGCACTGCATGACCGAAGTCATGAGACACATGTGCGTCCGCATAAAGAGCTGGCCGGTGTAGGAAAGTACCGCCATGCATATTCGTCGCTTTGGTGGTGCTTCGTCCTTCTCAACGATGCCTTGATCAATGGCGAGTTTATTAAGTTCGTCCGCTGATAGAGCGGTCGGGATCACATCTGGCATAAGTCTCCTTTAGGCGCTGGTAACGTCGAATACGCCGCCGTTGGCCTTCGGGTTTCCGGCGACAACGGTCCATTCCGTGAGCAACTGACGACGATCCGAGTCGCCGGTCTTGGCGAGCGGGAGCGAAGCCATGTTGCGGCCCGGAAGGGTGCCGATCTTCCACATGTCCATTTGCAGGACGAGAACATCGGTCGGACGCTGGAAGCGGTTAGCGACCACCTCAAGCTTGCCGAAGTCGGAGTCGTAGTAATCGACCGCAGCCACAATCTTGCGGCTGGTGGCCTGCTCCATCGGAGTAGCGCGACCCGTGAAGGTCGAGAACTGCTGCTTGTTGAAGCCGCCGACCATGATGGTGTCAGGGTCGCCGCCGTTGTTCCAGCACGACTGAAGAACGGTCTTCAGTTGAGCTTCGGTGAACGCACGGGCAGAGCCGTCCGTTCTGGTTCCCGAGCCCGGAGGGCTGGAGGTCGGATCGGCACCGTTGGTGCCCTTGCTGGTGTTGGTGTAGATAAAGCTCAACACCGCAGCAGTCGCACGAGGCGTACCGGGAGCGCCCGCATTGCGGGCCTGGTTACGCAGCGCGATGGTTTCCATATCGCGCTTGAGTTCCTTGCCCTTGAGCGCGACTTGGTAGTCAAGCTCATCGTCGCGTCCAGCATGATCCACCGCCCGCTGGGTGCCCGCAACGCGAGCTACCTTGTCGGAAATCTGGTGGTAGTTGCCGAGACGGACGGTCGCAACCAGCGTGTCGGTCGCCGCATCGTCACCTTCGAGCACGGAGTTAGTAGAGTTCACCGCATCGAGGGCTTGCGTCTGCCATTCGTGGAGTGTGGCGGCAGTTTTGGTCTTGCCAACACCCGAAACAAACGGAGTGTCAGTCGGGTCGATATTGTAGATAACATCTTCCAGGTCTTCGCGATTACCAATCGCGGAGTACGTCAGGAAGGTACCGGCATCGACAGCCATAGTCGTAGTCCTTTCTTAGCGCGAGGCGGCTTTGCGCTTGGCTTGTATCCAAGCGACGGCGGCATCTGTTGCCTTCTCGCCCTTCGCGCCTTGTAGTCGTTCACGCGCTGCATCGAGCGACTCCTGGAACAGTTGTCCCTTGGGAGCCGACGTGCCCGGTCGCTGAACTGGGGGTTTGGGTGCCTGCACGGCAGACTTTGCTTTCTGCTGTGCAGAGTGAAATCGCGATGCGTCATAGATGACGCGCTGCCACATGGCATCGCGGAAGGTGTCAGTATTCCAAAGCTTGGAGATGCTTTCCTGAGGAACGCCGATTTCGTCGGTCAGGTACTTCGCAACGCTGGCTCGCAATGCGGGTGCCTTTTCCTTGTCGGAGAACTCAGGAAACATCTTTTCGAATGTGGAATCCTGCTCTTTCGACCACGATTGAAACCGCTGTTGGCTCTCGCGCTCTCGCTGAGTTTGGAGGTTTTGCACCTCCGCAACCTGATGCGAAATCAACTGCTGGCGGGCCTGCCACTGGACGAACCGGAATGGGTCTTCCGTGGCGAGTTTCTGGACATCGGCTTGCGTCTTGATGTCCGCGAACTCGGAAGCCTGCTGCTGTTGGAGAACCTGAAGCGCGTTTTGCGCGGCCTGCTCGTACTGCGTTCTCGCCTCATCCGCTGCTTTCTCCTTGGCTTCAAGGGCCTTGGTTTTTTCAGCGGCGGCGTTCTGTCTCTGGAGAAAGTCGTTTTCCCTTAGCCGCTCGCGTTCTGCGGTTCGTTCTTGCATCTCGCGAGGGAGACTGTTGAAAAGTTCCTTTTCTTCCTTCGACCATGAGCGCGGAGGATCAATGGGCGGCAGTTCTTCTGCCGGACTGTCCTCTTGCGTCTCGCTGGGGACCGTTTCCGGGCCAGCCTCTGCCCCTTCCAGGGCCGAATTCTCATATCCCGCAAAGCGTCCGTTGACGCGCGGTTGTGTATCCTTGGGTGCAGCGGGTTCGCCCAGCGCCTTGTTACGCGCGGCGGTCAATGCCCTGGCTGCGCCTTCAACGCTGGTCCCCTTTTCTACAGCGGGGGCCACTGGTGACGGCGATACGGGCGTGACAGATTGCTCAGCGGCTGGTGCCGCTGCGGCTTCTTCAGACATAAATTTTTCCTTAGGCGCGTTTGGGAGCTAAGTCCCTGTTCAGTTGAGCGCGCGCCAGCCGCCCGTCCTGAATTATTGCTTTTAGATGCGTCTCGACCTTGCCGACGATCTGCCTGGCCTGCCAAAGACGCTCACGGTCATCCGTGGCGTTGTATTTGCTTTCTTCCCACGCCCTCAGATACTCGGAGCGGAGGGTTTCAAATGCACTTTTTAGAAGCTCGTCATTCAACAGTGTTTCGGCGTGAACGCCCCGGCGGTCGTCTTCGTGTAGATCGTTCATAGCAGCATCATCACAACTTCGTCGTCCTCGTCGTCTTCCAAGCGTTGCTTCATCGCCTTGGCAAAGGCAGAAACCAGGTTCGCGGTCTTGATGATTTCTGCCGTCTTGCTGGCCCGGTTTGCGGACTCAATCAGCGAGGTCAGCCGTTCAATGTCGGCAGCGGGTTCGCTCTCGCGCGCCGCCTCAATCGCCTCAGAGGCTTCCTTAGAAGCCCGCTCCAGTGCTTTCTTACGCTTGCCTTCGGCTTCCTCTGCTGCCCGCTCTAACTCGCGAGCAGCAGCCTTCATTTCCTCCCAGCGTTCGCGCCCGAAGGGACGCTGACGCTTTCGGATTGCTTCGTGTTCTTCCCGTGTGTAGCGTTGCTTGGTCGGCCAGCCTGCACCTGATGGCGCCGCGGGCGGTATAACGACAGAGCGATCCCACGAAGTCGCCCAGCTAGTGCCCCAGGATGAACCCCATGTGGAGGCCACTTACGGCCCCCATTCGGTTCCTGGCGAACCGTCGCCGTTTACCTCGGTGTCGTTGACATACTGGATATTCGCGTCCACTTGGCCGGCTACAGTGAATGCCAGGCTGTCGGTCTTTGCCTTGATTGCACCAACATCGGACGCTGTTAGCCCGGTAACCGAACCCACGGAGCCGGACAGATTGCCCGTGATGTTCCCGACGATGTCCATAATTTGGTTCGGCAAGTTTATGTTCGTCAGACCAGCACCAGCCGCGCCGATTTCCGCCGTGTCGGTTTCAATCGCGGCTGTCTGCGTCTTGATCGCAATAATGTCCGCCGCAACATGGGTGCCAGCCGCGTCGGTCACGACAGACTGATAGATTGTCGTGGTATCCGCGCCAGGATCGCCGATGGCTTGCCCGAACGTTCCTCCGGTCTGGTGTCCGGTGGCGTCCTCGTCCCATACCGCATCCGCAATCACAGCCGCAGTCGGCGGCGTGGTCGGAGTGGCAATCACTTTGAAATTGAATGACTGCCCACCAACCACAGAGTTGACGGTGGCCGTGACATAAATCGCATAACTCTTACCGACCTCAAAACCGTTAGCGGCGCTTAGCGTGATCTGTTCCGAGTAGAATCCGGTTGTACCGGCGTCATCCAGCTTCGCCGTGTTGCCGGTCAGGATCGCCGTGCCGGTTTCATCCTCATAGATGCGATATGGAGGAACAGCGTCAGCGTCGGTCAGAGCGCCAGTGTCGAAGCGATGCGTTGTCACCGTGAAGGTCATCGTGTCGTCGATATAGAAGGGTCCAGAAGGAACACCCATCAGCGCACCACCGTTCCACCGAGAATATGAGCGCCGCCTGCACTACCGGCGGTCGGTTTTTCGCCACTAAAAATCAACGGGGCAGTAAGGTTTCCCGGTCCTACACGATACAGCAGAGAAGGAAGCGCCGACGCGGCCTGTCTTGGGCAAACAAACAACCCAGAAGCGCCGTTAAATCCAGCCGGGTCAACCGCCGTGTTGCTGCCCCAAGTAGCGCCGTCATCCGTTGATTTCTTATAGTAAAGTTGTAATATGGTGGCGTAGGTTTCGCCGCCATCAGGGTTGCCAAAATAGAAAACATACCAGTCTTCGGTGGATGTATCTATCGAGATGCCGCAAAGCCCCTGGTCGTCCGTAGAATTGGTGATGACGTTGGTGACTTCTGTGATCGCCGATTCCGTCACATGCCAAACGCGAAGATCGGCGTTTGCAATATCGTTATCAGACCATGCAGCCAATAGATTGCGGCTGTTCGTCGTATCGACCGCCGCAGCAAAGTTCGGGTAATTCGTGGTGGCGGCCAGATCGACCATCGTTGCCGCTATGGAGCTTTCCGCCCAACTGTCTCCGCTGTTATCGTAAAGGCAGCGGCTAATCTCGTCAGCCGACGCATCCCAGAAGAACATCATTGCGTCTTGATCGTCAGCGTTCCAACTGGGCAATAAAATCCACTGGTCAGTCGTCGCAAGCGCCTCACTGTCAGTGCGGGATGTCCAATTCGCGCCGACATCGACTGAGCGGAAAAACCCGCCCTCCGAGCCCGCATCAATCATCGTCTTGACGTATAGGTTACCACCGCGCGCCCTGGTGATAGAAAGCGCACCACCGTTTGCTGTCGAGCCCCCATCAAAAATGGTTATTTCACTGGACAATGTGTCGCTGTTCGCCGCGTCGATTGACCTGTATGTGGTTGCGTCGGCTGTTGTGCCAACATAGGCGCAATGGATCAGGTCGCCGCTAATCCCGCTCCATCGGTCATACCAGATCGACAATTGCGTTATTCCACCGAATGACGACACGGCAGTAGGAGTGCTCCAAGACACGCCGCCATCAGTTGATTTGCTAAAGTCAATCCTTGTCGTGCTAACGGTTGGAGTGTTCACAAAAACCGCGTACTGAACGCCGCCGTTAGTTATAACTAAATAGTTCGTTCCGGCCCCGGTTAGTTGTGTAATGCCGGTGCTAGCAATCATTGATGCTATTCGCGCCATCAGCCGATCCTCACTGCGATCTGCTGCGGCGTTAGCGAATTGAAGTTAACGCCGTTATCGAGAATTAACGACTTGCGCCCCACTGACCTCTTGCATAACTCGCGCGTCCTGAGCGCAATATCATTCGGCAGATTGGTCACCGTCTTGATTGTCACGATGTCGTCGTGATCCCAGAGAAAACAACTGATGACCTGAAATGCGATGCTAAGGCCGTGCCGAGTTTCTGGCACGTCAAAAGCCAGAAACACCGAACCCAAAGAGACGGCCCCGGTGTCTGGGTTTCCTGTCGCGATGCAGATGTCAAGTCTCATTTGGCGCAGTTTTCATCGAGGACGGCCATGCGGCGGACGGTCATTATTGAATCCCTTGGGCGCGACCGTCTGCGCCTCTGGTTATGGTCATGGTCCGCTTGCCCCTCTTGATGCCCTGCGCCCTGCCATCCTTGCCGCGAATGATCTCAGCGGGTGACGCCATATCCTCTGAGACAGCCGCGACTTGCTGGCCGAGCTGGGCAAGGGCTTCCCCAAGTTGATCGAACGCCGCCTTGCCGGACTGCATGTGCTTGTCCATCACCTCGTTCATCGCATCCGTGCCCTGGATCTGGACAACCGGGCCGTCCTTCTTCTTCTCCGCGATCTGCATGGACTGCTGGTGCTGCTGGTCTTTCTGAGTGATGGTCTGCTGATGATCCATCTGCTTGAGTTGGGCGTCGATCAGCTTGAGTTCCTTGTCGAGTTCAAACTTCTTCTCAGCCAGAGCAAGCTCAGCCTGCGTCTTGCGGTCCTGTGTGGCGATGTCGGCGTTAGCCTGTAGCGTCTCAATCTGCGCCTTCTGGTGCATGGCCTGCTGGTCAAGCTGCGCCTTCATCTGCATATCTTCGCGCTTCATTTGAAGCTCGACCATCTTCGGATCAGGCGGGGGTGGCGGGGCCTGTACCGTCTCAGGATCAGTGAAATAAGGTTCAATGGTCTTCAACCCCACACGCTCGATCAGCTTCTCAAGCGTGTTGTAAATGTTCTTCGGCTGCACAAGCGTCTGCGTCGGGCTGCTCAATACGATCTCTTTTTGGACGTTCAGGAGGTTGTTCAGATTGGCCACCTGTTCAACGCGCGAGCCGGTCCCCAGCCCGACATTGATCGTCATGTCGTCGCGGGTCTTCCAGTTCCGCGGGTCAACTTGAACCCAGGTGTTACGCAGCCGAACCGTATTGATCTGCCGGTCGTTCTTTCGAATGCACCCGTGGATCAGGGCAAACAAGTCACGAATACCAGTCTCGGCGAACACCCGCGCAATCAGCTTCATTCGGGCTTGCGCCGCCGTGAACATCTGGTTCGCGGCAGTGGCCGACTGGTTCTGTAGCGAGTTGGGGTCGAGCCCCTGCCCCTGTCGTGTAACGCCGGTTCGCCACTCTCTCGTTGCGTCCATGTATTCGATGGCCGGTAGCAGCGTGTCGCCGATTGGCTGGTTCGGGATTGGCGTAACTGCGCCTGGTACTTTCACGCGGACCACGGCGCCCGGACGGTTGACGAGAAGATCGTCAAGCGTGCGCTCGTGCGACATGCTCTCCGCGACTTCAAGGCGCTGGTTGTTGATCAGATAGACGTTATCCAGCCAGCCACGGATAAGCGCGGTCTTGATCCTCTGGATGTCCATCACAAGGTCGGCAATAGACTTGCCAAAGAACTGATGCGACATAATGACCGGCGACATTGTAGCGAATGGGATTTCATCAACGGCAACGACATCACTCTTGCCGTCGCGCTTGAGGATTTCCAGCTGTCCTCCACCTGTCGTCACACGATAGAGGCCGGGTTCGCCGTCGTAGTCCATCCGAACATAGTGTTCGATGGTGTCGATCAATCGAGAGGATTTGTTCAAATTGCTAGAAGTCGATTGATCCTCGTTCAAAACGTTGCGCGCGTTGTTTTCTTCTTCGTTCCGCGCGGTATAGGTCGGGAGCTTCTTGACCTGGGCCTCGTCATACCCCTGAGCGATCAGATCGGCCTCGGTCTTCTTCACCTGATGGAAGCAATAGGTCGCGTCCTGTATGGACCGGGCAAACTTGGAAACACCAAATTCCTCAGGCGGGACCGGAACCGCCTTGACGCATCCATAACTCTTGCGCTTGACCAGCGTCACATCATGCAGCGGCTGGCCGGTTTCCTCGTCCGCGTGTTCGGTATGCTCGACAATCTCCGTATCGGGAGAGGACGCCAGCATCATGAAAGCGTCGTCAGGCTGGTCTAAATAGGTTTCTTTGGTTTCCGTTTCCGATTTGTCCCAGAAAACTTTAACAAAACCGTTCTTGGAAAGCAGTGCATCCTTGATGAATGTCTGGAGAATCATAAAGCCTTGGTTCTTCTGCATGAACACATGGTTCACGTAGTCGGTTTCCTGTTTGGCGGCTTCCTCGTCCTCCGGTCCCACCGGCTCAAAGCGGACCACTTCCTCGCCAGCCGCGAATATCTCCATCAAGCCTGGCATCAAGCCCTCGATGGTGTCTGACACGTCGGTTGAGACGGCGGCGGAGCGCCCCTCGAACGCGGGCATGTCATCCATTTCGCCGTTGTAGTAGTCGAGCGCCTTGGAACGCTCGGAGGTCAGGTCAGACGTAAGGTTGCCACCGAGCGACGCGCTGCGTTCCGCCTGAAGGAGTGCCTTCAGCTCGGAATCTTTCATCTTGGCCATTTAAGCGTAACCCATTGGGGGATATTTGATGTTGCGACCGAATGCGCCCTGATCCATTGTGCCGTCTATCATCATTGCACCGTATCGAAACGCATCGGCGGCGTGGCTCGCCCAGTCGTGGCGTGGTGTCGGTCGCAATGTTTGCAGTTTTTCGTCATACTCGGCTCGATAGAGCCTCATCGCGTCGATGCCTCTGGCGCACTTCTTGGCGTCGAACCAGCATCGCGGGAGGATCGTGCGAACTGCGTTGATACCGTCCTCGACCCGATGCATCGTCGCCACTGTGATGTTGCGCATCCCAAGGCTTTCCATAACCTCAAGACGACTTTTTCCAGTTCCGAGTTCTTTGGCCTGCGCGTCATGCGGGACAATGTGTCCAGCATAGACGTAGGGCTTTGTATTCAGTTCCTTGACGTAGTGGCCAAGATCGGCCCCCGTCATTTCGTAGTAGTCGATCAGGTGGATTTCCCTGCCGACCACTTGCGCGAACCAGATCGCGGTTGCGTCACGAATACCCAAGTCCCAGAACGTCCAGACCCGCGCGGTCGGCTCATACGGAACGCCGGAAATGCGCCCGTCCTTCTCTGCCGCCCCCATCAGCTTGCCGTAGTAAGCGCCGAGGATGGCCGCATCGAATGAGCACTCGTATTCCTGCTCGTATTGGTCTGGGGTTAGACGCTTCTTAGCGTCCTCCAATTCATGTCCGTCAAGAATCCCGGTTTCGCTGGCTTTCAGCGTGAGCCGGAAGAAATCATCGTCCAGTTCATCAGTTGGCTTGCCGCCGACCATCTTCCGGTCAACGTGGTAAAACCAATTCCTTCCTTTCGGGGTGCCAATGAATGTTGCCCAGCCCCGATAGTCTGAAAGCGTCGGGCGTATGACTTCCGGCCAAGCGCGCGGATCAATCTCGGCTGGCTCATCGATGGTTACCCCATCGTTGTAGCCGCCGCGCATCCCCTCATAGTTCTCGGCCCCATAGAGGCGTATACGCGCTCCGTTGGGGTACTCGATCCACAATTCGCTTTCGTGTTTCTTGATGCCGGGGATCGGTGCGCTGTAGTGCTTCAGATAACCCCACATCACATCCTTCACCTGAACCAGCGTTGGCCCGATGTAGGAATATCTCGGCGGCGGGAACGCCCGCGTATTGGTCAGCGCCTGCTTAATCTTGTCGTTGATGCAGCAAACGGTCTTTCCGGCCCGTCTGTGGGCGACGAGCTTGGCGTAGCGTTCGGTCCTTTCGTGGTACGGCTTGAACTGCGGTCGCGGCTTGTAGGGGATTACAATGGCCACTGTTTCAGAACCGCGTTAATTCGATCCTCATCATGGTCCCACGCCCCATCTATCAGGCGCGGGATCAGAAGTTGCATCCGGTATTTCGTCGCTTCTATCGGGTCCATCCCATCAAGAAGCTCGGGGATCATCGCGACGGCCTTGTCGCGCAATCTCACATATCGAGGATCGGTGTTATCAAGGCCCGACCAATTGCTAAGCTGCTCGTTCTGCCTTCTCACCCCGTCATTGATCCATCTCGAGCGGTACTCAACGATGGGATGAGTGCTTTTCTGCATCTCCTTGCGCCACTGGGGTTCGTCCAGCGCGTCAATGATCTTGAACGCCTCTTTGCGCCTGATCAGGTGAGCGGCATCAAACCAGGATGCCCACCAGCCCGGCTCGCGCATTTCCTGCGTCTTGCCGACCTTGCTCTGATCGGTGCGAACGTCTGCAACAGAAATCCGCCCGGTGATCCTGGCTAGGTCGTCGGTCCAGTGATCGACAAACCAATACGGGAAATACTCAGGGAAGATATAGCCTAGTTGATCGACCCACTTTCGGGTCCATCCAGCAGCGCAGGGGAAACTTGCGTTAGCAAGATGCCCATAAACAACCCCAATTCCGTCTGGAAAGAGACTGGCAGCATCGAGAATTTTTCCGTCAAATCCGTGGGTGGTGAAGGGGTCGTCGTCTGCTGCCGACATGTACACGTCGGCTTCTTCTTCTTGGGCGCGGTTCCACTTTTCGGCGATGGTGTCTTCTCTTGGTCCGACATTCACCTTAACCCTTTTGTCTAGCGGAACCCGGCTCAGTAAGTCGATTGTCGGCTTGTCGTCCTCGTCAACCTGGATAATGTATTCGGTGTTCGGTAGTACCAGGTTGGCAGCCGTCTTCGTGACCGTCTCTACTAGTTGCTCTGGCCTGCCGCGTGTCGCCAGCGATATGACAAGCTTCAAGCAGCGGCCTTCCATTCCTCAATCGCGGTCAAAATCGCGCCGGGGTATTGATGCGGCAAGTGATAATCCTGCGGGCACTGCACATGCTTGAACTTGGCCTCACCGACCCAGTGGAAACTTGTGTTCCACATGCGGTGCCCGCTCCGGAGTAGTTTCAGGTTGTCTTCCTCAGCGCCGCTGACAAACTCGATCAGCGGGAACTTACCCAGGAAGTTCAGCACACCCTTATGCGGCCAGATCAGCCAAAAGTGATGATTGTAACCGCGCCATTGCGTCTCGCCGGCATCAACGCCCCTTGAGAACTCACATAACGGGGAGGGCGTCTCAAAATAACCGGACTTAGCAACCCTGCTCGCTTCCTTCATCAAGTTAAATGGATTCCACATGTCTTCGAGGACATGCCGGGCGTAGATGAAATCGAATTCCTTGTCCTTGAAGGGCAGCCGCTCAGTGTTGCAGTCGCAATTAACGGTCTTGAGGCCCTTGCCGAAGTCCTTGATGTCCACCAGCACCTGTGCGCGGGGGAATGGAGTGGCCCCCGGGCCAATCTCTAGAACCTTGGCGCCCTGCGGGATGAGATCGCACAGCGCCTTGATAATCCTTGGATCGGGTTCCCAGAAGTGACGCTCGGACGTGTCCAGCTTAATCATGCAACCTTGGGCCACATCTGATCGAGCGGCGGGACCACAAACTCTCCATTCTCTATCGTGGTCTTGACCAGCGGCGCTATGACTTGGCTGCGGTCGATCTCAAGATAAAATATAGCCGGGCCGTCGTCTCCCACATATTCAGGATGGAAATTGTAATAGCTTATGATCCCGAAAGCCTCTCCGATCAGTTGGAAGTCGGGAAAACTAACGCCGGACTCGGGGCTCGATACGCTTTCACGATGAAAGTGATTGCCCTGCGTGGTCTGCATCGTCTTGTAGCCGCCGTTCTCATAGATGAATATCTTGATCGGCAGCTTATGGTGAACGATGGTCTGCAACTCCTGAAGGTTGAACATCGTCCCGCCGTCGCCGGTCAGACAGATGACTTGTCGGCCCCCGCCAGCCTTGCAGGCCCCGATAGCGGCAGGCAGGCCGTAGCCCATCGGGGCAATACCTGGCGAGTGGAACATCCGTTGTCTGCCGGTCATCGGCATGGCTTGGTGGGTACAAACAAACGTCTGACCTACGTCAGTGACGATGATCGCGTCGTCGTCAATCACCTCAGCCAAGTCTTTTAGAAAGCCATAAACCTGAACACCGTCCGGTTTGGTGTTCAGGTCTACGACCGGGAAATGATCCCGCATGTCCTGGCATAGTTCCAGCCAGTCACCCCAGAGTTGCCGTTTAACCCGCCTATAGAAGCGGTCGAGAAACTCTTTGGCATCGGCATGGATCGGGACATCAACGCGGAGGGTTTTCTTGGCTAGCTCCGCTTTGTCAATGTCAACTACGATCAGCTTCGCATTCTTAGCAAACAGTTCGGTGGCGTGGCCGATCTGCGGGATTGATAGCCGCGTCCCAATCGCGAGGATCACATCGGCATTCTGGATCGCGTAGTTCCCGGCCCGATCACCGATCAGACCGGGGCGCCCGATATAGCTCGGTTCTTTGGTGGAAATCAGGTCAGCCCCGCTCCAAGAGCAAAGGATCGGGATGCCGAGTTCGGTCAGTGGTTCGACATCCGCGCCAGCAAGCCTGACGCCGTTGCCGATCAGAATAACAGGACGCTGTGATTGATGAAGCAGATCAAGCACGCCGTCCTTGCCAAAATAGCCCTTGAGTGAGCGGTTGTACGTGTACGGATAGCCCTCTAAATCGTCCGGCACCACGGCCCGCTGCACATCCAGCGGGATCTCCAGATAGACCGGCCCATTGCGACCCTCGGTCGCCCAGTAGAGCGCCTGTTCAAGATGGAAACGAATATCCTCCGGGTCCAACACTGTAACGGCGAACTTGGTTATGGGCTTCATCAACGCAACGCCGTCAACTTCACTTATACCAAGCTGACGAACACCACCCTCGTTAAGCGTCCGGCTTTCCACCTGCCCCGCAATCACAATCATCGGCAGAGAGTCAGCATATGCACAAGCAACGCCCGTCATGGCATTGGTAACGCCAGGCCCAGCCGTCACATGAACAATAGCCGGCTTATTACTAACCCTAGCGTCTGCCTCCGCAGCAAACGCCGCCGCCTGCTCATGGTGCATCGCCGTGAAGTCGATGCCGGGATGGTGGCAAATGGCGTCGTTGAGATACATCGCCGCGCCACCAGACACGCCATAAGCGCGGCAGGGGGCGAGCTTGTCGGCAAAGAATTGCGCGATGTATTCCGAGACGTTCAAAGGAACTCCGCGTGAACGGGCATCGGTGTATTCGAGAACTGCACGGTGCCCTTGACGTATTTATCAAGCCATGAGTTCGTCAGCGTCTGCAAGCAATTCGGCCCGCAGTTCTTCTGAGCGTCAAAGTCATCGCTGCCCAGGTATTGCATGACTTCTAGGTAACGGTCTGACTGGTAAATCTTCTTGAACCGCTCGGTGCAGATGTTCCCGACGTGGAACTTCTTGTATTTCTCCTGAAATAACTGGCCGCACGGGGCAACCAATCCATTGCCAGAAACCTGCAAAAGGAACTGCGGACCATAGCAGCGCTGATAGTCGCGCTTGCCTTCGTCTTTCAACCGCGCCCACTTAACTACAACGCGATAGCCCTCGTCGCTTAGCTGCTCAGCTTCCTTCAGGGTATCGTAGAGTGCATCGTATTTCTTATAGTCCACACCAAGCCCGGCGTCCTTGGAGTCTGCCGTGTGCTTGATGATGGCATAGTCTGGGCGAAGCTCCTTGCCGAGCTGAGCAAACGGCATGATCTGGTCGCCCATGTCGGGCATCAAGACCATTTGGATATTCACGTTCACGGACAGATTATTCGCCCGCTTGATTTCCATCGCGTCCTTGACGTTCTGGATAACCTGATCGAAGTCGCGATCCTTCAGCCCCATGATCTGCTTGTAGCGCTCGCGTTCTCCACCGGAGAAGTTGAATCGCAGATATGAGACGTGTGGAAGGATGCGCTCGAGCACCTTTCGTTTGAGCCGAACGCCGTTGGTGCCAATGCCGATCTTGATGCCGAGCTTGGCGGCGTATTCTATGGATTCCTCGTACCAGGGGACGACCGTGGATTCACCGTCGCTGATAAGGCTAATGCCTTTGACGCCGATCTCGGCTGCGTCCTCCAGATATTCATAAGCGATCTTCTGTGTGATCTTGCCGCCACCATCCGAGGCTTGCGTGGTAGCAGCGCAGAACACACAGGCCGCGTTACACTGACGCGTCCATGCCACGTCCATTGTAACTGGGGCGATACGTTCACCGCGCCTCCAAGCCTCAACCCTGTCGCGATACCAACTGATCTTGGTGTGATCGAGCAGCAAGTCATAAACCGAACCGCCAACCGGCGCCTCGGAAACGTGGTCAATGAAATCCACTATTCACCCGTGCTGCTTCCTCTGGCTGTTCTGGCGGTTGCGGGCCGTCATAGCCCTCCATCAAGACAATGTCCGAGAGCGCAATGCCTTCCCGCATCTTCAAGGCCCTCTGATATTCTTCAGAGAAGTAACAGGCCTTGCACTGCTCGAGGCTTTCAAACTCTAGAATGACGTTGCGCTCTCGAGGCTTACCCTCAACAGATACGAACGGGCCGCCCCTGGTCAGGAACTTCGCGCCGTATTTGGCGAAGGCTTCAGCATTGGCCTTAACGTATGATTTGTATTGTTCAACGTCGGACACATCCAGGCGCGCGATCCAGTAGCCCTTTGCCATCAGGCCACCTTCCGGATCATGTCCATGAAAATCTCAGGGATCGCCGTGGTCATCGGGACCATCTCAGTAGCGCCCTCATAGCCCTTGGCTTCTCTGCCATAGCGGTCGGAATGTCGAACCAGATCGGCCTTGTTGCTGGGCCATTCGTATTCGAGGAAGTAAGCGTCTTGGTCGGTGTTGTTCTCCTGGCTGTGGATGACACCGCGATCAACCGAGAACGTGTCGTTCAGGGGTTCTGCCCCCTGTAATGTTCGGAATGTCACGCCAGGACTGAGGGGAACAAACATTGCCTTCTTGGTCATGTGGCAGTGCATCGACACCGCCTGACCGGGCTTTAGACAGGCAACCCAGATCGAGCAAACCCCGTTATCAAACACCTGGAACTCAAAGCCCCAGGGCTTCTTGACCATCAAGCCGGTGTAATCGAGCGGCTGATCGGTTGGCTTGGGGATGGCCTTGCCAACCATCGCGGCGTCATCGTCTGGCGTCTTGGCGTAATGCTTCACAGCTTCGCCCTTTCTGCCGCCGTCATCATGTTCCGCAGCTTGCTGTCGTCGCCCTTCAATTGCTTGAAGACTTCTACCCAGAGGCCATCCGATAGCTTGCGTAGAGTGCGCTCGAACTCCAACAGCGCTGGGCCTTGAAGGCTGTGGGGGATGCCGGGGCCAAAGCTTACGGTGACGTGAAGGGCCTTATCGTCCATCAATCACCCGGTCCTTATCAAATGCGAAGTGGTGCCGACCGGGACGGGCTTTCCGTCCCCCATCCTCCCCACTTTTGATCGCGGGGTCTGTTCCGCTTTCGCGGCGTGTGGCCTTGTACTCCAGCCGGCACCACCCCAAAGACCAGCGCTGCTTACTGAGCCCGCTTGCATGGGCGGTTCGTGCAGTAGCGGGGCTTCCCCCTCGCCGAACTTTGGTTTCGCAACTCAAATGTTTATCACCCGGTCCAGTATTCCGTGGCAGATCGTGTGGTGTGCAATCTCAACCTCGCCGTAGCGATCTGACGGCACATAGAAGTTTATCTCGCCCATCTTCCGCAGCGGATTGTCAGGCTTGAACCCCGACAGGGTTATCACCTTCATGCGTAGCCCGCTGGCAACCCAGACGGCGCGGGTTATGCTCTTGGACTGCCCTGAGCTGGATATGGCGAATAGCACATCTCGCTGCCCGCCATGCAAGGACAGCGGCTTGGCGAACACGTTCTCATAGCCAAGGTCGTTGGCTATGCAGCTCATCAGCGCCGGGTCGTTGAAGCACTGAGCGGCAACGTTGCCGTTCTTCAGCCAGTCCGCGGCCATGTGACTAGCGATGGCTGCTGATCCGCCATTGCCGATGAAGAAGAACCGGCGCTTATCGTGCTTGGCCCCGTTGCAGAGTTCGACCGCGCGGAGGACATCAGGGAAGTCTTCGTCGTCGATCATGCGGCTCGGGCATACAACTCTTCGCCAAGCCTAGCCGCCCTCTGTTCGGCCATGAGGCGGTGCATTTTTGCCCGGCGCTCCAGTTCAATCCTCTTCCATGGCGTGTTTGGATCGGCAAGCTGCGGGCTGATGTGCGGCCAACAGTCAAAGTTTTCCGTCATTTTAGAAGTCCCTCCACTGCTTGAAGAAGCTCGTCCCGCCTGACATGCCTGCGGTGCCCGACAATCTCGGTCTTCAGGGCGCCGGCCACGTTGCCTACGAATGTAGCCGCCTCGGTATCGAGTCCAGCGGCGATGAGAGGGGCGGCGACTGCCAGGAACGCATCACCCGCCCCCATCGTATCCAGTCCGCGGTTCCCGAAAGCAGGCACATGCTGTGGGCAATACGATCCATAGCGACCAGCCGTGATGATAACCCTGTCGAATCCAAGTTGTCCGGCGAGTTGATCGGCTCCCGCGTATTGTTCGCCAACCGATAGCCGAGCTTCAGGCAGATCAACGCAAGCCAAATCAGCGCCCTGATACTTTGAAACCGGATTGAATCCATAGTTCCCCGCGTTGGTCTGTGCGTTGACTGCTAGAAACCCGCCCAGCGCTCTCAGGTCTTTCCTTGCGTCGGCATCAATCAAGCCGTGGCCGAAATCAAACACCACAACAACATCAGCCTGCGCCTCAGCCAGTTTGTCCATGAAGGACTGCCGCTGGTGTGCGCCTAGCTCTAACCTCGTCTTGTTGTAAACCTCGAATAGCTTCTTGCCGAAGTCGGCATCGACATAGCGGGTCTTGTGGATCGACTCGCCATCATCGGTGATGACCTGGACATTTGCCCAGTCAGCATGGAGGCTGGCCGCCCTAACACCGCCTAGAAATTGCTCTGGCTCTTTGGCTTCAACGGTCGCGAGGATGAACTCTTTGCTTGGCTTGGCGAGCGCTGTAACCGGGCGATACTCGTCGATGATTGTCTCGCCCACAAAGAGTAGGCGAAGATCATCAGCGCGATTGAAAGCGTCACTGATATTACCAAATCCGATACGACTACGAGCGCGTTCAAGATATGCATTGGCTTCGTCGCTCAGCCTTTCAGAGTTGATGATTCGTGAGCTTGACCACTTGGCCGTCCGTGTGATGTGGACCGTACCGCCTAGCGCCTCTTGCGCCCTGATGTCGTCAATGTGGTGGATATTGTCGCTGTCCGCGTAATCAACGCCCTTGACGTACACATCAGGCTTAATCAGCTCAATCGACGCCTTGGCCGTGGGGCCCGGCGCGATAATCACTTCATCAACGCAATCAAGCGATAACAACATCTCGCGGCGCTCGTCCGCGTTGAACACCGGCCTGCCCGGCCCCTTGTTGACCAAGTGGTCAGGCGTGATCGAGACAACAAGACGGTCGCCTAAGCTTCTGGCTTCTTCGAGGTGCCGCTTGTGTCCCAAGTGCAGCACATCGAAACAGCCGTGAGCCAATACAGTTTTAGGCTCAGTCTTTCTGCCAAGTGATTGCAATGGGGGCACCATCTTCGTCGCCACTGAGGGGTTGAGTCGGCTTGCCCCAGCCGCGGTCGAGCAATGCCTGGGCTGCTGCAACGCGCGCACTTTCAGGGCATGACGGCTGAGACATGATGCCCCCTAGCGTTTCAATGGCCTTTTCGGTGTAAGCCCGCGCCAGGGATTTGATTTTAGTAATGTTTTCAGCCACTTAGATTGCACCCCTACCAATCGCTCCAACGGAATAAAAACGGCCCGAAAATCACAAACCAGCCGCCGCGTAGATTCCTCCACGGATCAACCTTGTGCCATCGCCAGTACCACTCAATCGGTTGAACGTTGCTGCGAAACCAAGGTCTGCGCATCCCGAATTTCGGCCCTTTTCCTTGAGCCGTTCTAGGTGGCTCTATCGCTGATCTCACAGACGACCCTCGCGTGGCAGCTATTCGCTAAGCCGAAAGGGCAGGGCCACGCCCAGCGAACGGGAGGGAAGGCTGGGCGCAACGAAAAACCCGCCGCGATTGCTCGGGCGGGCGTAATTCTTCATCTTCTATTAATGACGCCTAGCAAAATTCAGCACCCGTGTCAACCCGAAATGACTGGCCAGTGTGGATAGGCCGCGGCGAAGATCATCCATGTTGAAATCTGACCGGTCATAGACCGCAACATGCGCCACAGCCTTAGCCGCACGATTGCCAGCGCCATCCTCTAGAGCCTCAAATGCCGCATCGTATTTATCCTTGAGTTTTAGCGCCATCTCGTCGGACATCTCACCGCCCCGGCTGGGTGTGGATATTCCTCGAGGGGCACAGATCGCCGCCCGGTAACGCCCCACAATGTCGCGATATTTAACCCCGGCGTCGTACTGCGGCACCGTGATCCGGTTGACCAAGCGTAGCCTGCCGAGCTTGGTTTCCGCCATCGGGTCGTGTCTGATTTCCGGGGCCACCTCCTTGCGGTGCGGCATGGCTTGGGCGATTTCGTTCGGTTCTACCGCTACTCTCTTGGCTCTACCGTTACGCTCACGCACCACGACGACATTGCGCTTGCGGCCTCTCATCGCGGCGGCTCCTTTATGGGCATCCAATGGGATAGGTCGTCATCGGAGAATATGTCATCAACGGATTTAACCCCGTCAAAAACCTCTCTGCTGTGCCACAGCTCATCGACATAATCCCAGTAAACAACGGCGGCATACTCACCTGTCGCGACACTGACGCACCATACTAAAATCCACTCTCCGTCTTTCGGTGCCGTCTCGATTGGTCGCCATTCGCTCATCTCGCCCATCCTTTTTCTCGAATGACCTTGGAAAGTGCGTCAGACGCGGGACATGGTTGGCTTGCGCCCTTCGGCTCGCGAAGCGCGCCCGTAGGGAGCGCCGTAGCGAGCGAGCCGTCTTCCCTCTTTCTTTCTTTGTCTTGTCTTGTGGCATCAAAACGCATAGCAAACGCATGCGAACCGGATGCGTTGCGCATGCTAGTCGCAATTATCTCTTTGTTTTCTCTGTCTCTTTGGTGCCGTGCTGTTGCCGCAACACTTGCGGCCTGCGATCTGCGTGCGTTTCGCATGCGTTGCGCATGAAGCTCTTGTTCACAGCGTTTGTGGACAAGTTTGTCGTTTGACGGCTTGAAGAAGGCCCGAACGTTTGGCGCAACAGCCAACCATTCATCCATCGTTGTGCCGACAAGCCTTGCTAGCGCCGCGTCATTGTTCGGCAACGCCCCCTCGATAGTCATGTATTCGTCGATCAGTCGTCGATAGGCTCCATCCTCTGCAAGCGACAGGTGCATGGTGTCGCGGCGGTAATCTTGAACATTCCAGGGATACCATGCGTATCTCATGCGGCCTCGATCCTCACCCGGCATCCGTCCAGGATTGGCTCCCAGCCAATCGACACCCGCTGGACGTATTTCTTGGAATCGTTCTTCAGGACGCCGCCCTTCACAAGGAGGTCCAGAACGGGCTTAGCTCGGTTGTCGCAGTCGCCCTTCCGTTTCATGTCGAGGTCAATCGTCACGACAGCTCGAGGCTGGAACAGTTGTGGCTTCTGGCGGTTGAGTCTGTAGCCAGCTTCATTGAGCCACGCCCGATAATCGTCCGAGATGATACGCCCCTTGACGTACATGTCGTTTACGGACGGCGGGAATGGGAGATGAAATTCCGTCATGCGCCGAACGACCGCATCATGTGACCGGCACGGAATGACGACCGCTCTGTCCGCTTGTATGGCTGATAGGCAATCGAGCAATGCCAGCCGCAATAGGAGCTGTCAGCGGTAACGTTACCGCACACCAACATGCTCAGACCCTCACCGCTGGTCGGGAACGCACATTGGTTAGGCTCCCGATCCAAGAACAGGATGTCGAGGCTTTTCGAGTACGTTTGAGGCTCGTGAGGTTTCAGTTTCTTCGCGATACGCTGTCTATTGTCGGCGGCACGGGCGGCTTGCAATCGGTTGACGGCCCTTTTGGGTTTTGGAACGCCCCACCTCAGCATCGCACCAGCAATCGCGCTCCTGGTGAACGATGTCCCCGCGGCTTTGTTGATCTCAACGGCGATGGCACCAAAACTTAAACCGTCCTCCGCATGCTTGCGAAGCATAGCGATTAGTTCGGCAGTCCAGACGAGTTCGCGGATAACAGCGGGGGCTTTGGGCTGTTTGAGTTTGTTGAATTTGCATTTGACACGGTAGCCGTCGAATCTCGATCCGGTTGCCGCGTTGATGATCTCGGCAATTTCGTTATTGGGAACATAGCCGTATATTTCGTTAAGCATGTCCACTTGTGGCTGCGTCCAGGTAAATCCCCAGGTGTCGCTCATGATTGCACCGTGCGGTTTTTGCATTCCTGCAACGCGACCAACTCCAGCCGGAGGGCCTCAACCTCATCAACCAATCGTAGGTCAAATCCCATCAAGTGCTGAATTTTGCGGACTGCGTGCATCGGCGTGGTGTGATCCCGCCCGCCGAACTGCCGCCCGATCTCGGGAAGCGAAAGCCGCGTCAAGAGTTTGGCAAGGTACATCGCGACATGTCTGGCCCTGACGATCTCAGTGGATCGCCGATCCGACATGATTTCGTTGGTTGTCCTCTCATAGAACCGGGCGGCGGCATTGACGATTTCGGGAACGCTCACAGTTTTCTCAACTGGCGGCTTTTCGCCGGCCACGACATACGGCCACGTTGTTCTGGCATAGGTCGTTGCGATGCGGACCCCGAGCATGGGTTGGAGCGGCTTACCGAGCATGTTGAAGAACTCGATTGCAGAGGCTAGCGGGTCGCGCCGGATCGGAACTGGGGAGGGCTTGTCGCGCTGAACAATCGGGACTTGCTTGGGGAACAGTCTGGCTCTGCGTTCCCTGTGGGCTTGGTGCTGGCGTGACAACTCCTGAAGCATTTGGCACTCCCTCTCTGTCGTCGATGAACGCGATTAACTTCCCGTAGTGATCGAGCAGCGCGCGGCTTCCCATGCCTTCCTCCCGTTGGAGACAGCACAAGCACTCACGCTCACAATGTTGGGATTGACGGACCCCCGACACTTCCCAGCTACTCAACGAAAACTAAATTCCAAAAGTGGTCTGTTTTGCACAGACAGGCTTTTCACCTGCGTCCATGATCCGATGGTGAGACTTGTACCGACAGCGCATTTTCGCTGGCGACCGCGAAATAGTACCCGCGCTCGGATTCCCTCCGAAGCCTTTCGTTTGTTGTGCGTGATTGCACATGCTTCAGTCCGAGCGCGGGGATTTAGGTGCCGGGCGCATCTGCGGCCTCGGGTTGCTTAACGAATTGTTCGATTGGAATGCCGGTCTTGTCGCTCAGCTTTGCAGCTTGAGAAAGCGATGGCGCGCGGTCGCCAGTTTCGTATCTCGACAGGGTGGGCTCGCTAAGGCCGAGCATTTCGGCTGCTGTCTTTTGGCTAAGACCAAGCCCTTGACGCCAGACTTTGAGCGGGTGGATACTATTGTCCATGACGCATGGTTGCCATAATGGAAACCGTGTGTCAATAGGCGGTTTCCATTTTGGTAGGCTATTTTTCATTCCGTTGGCGTTACCGTATCGGCATCCATGCCGGATCGAATCGGACCCAGACGGCCTGTTCGGGTGTTTCTCGCCCAATGGCGGGCTTGGAAGGGCTTGTCCCAGAGCGGGCTTGGGAACCGCATAGAGCCGCCCGTTTCAAAGGGCACGGTATCCAAGTGGGAAAACAAATCTAAGCCATGGGAACTCACCCTAGGGGTTCTGGCGGCCTATGCTGAGGCTGTGGACCGCCCGGTGGCGGACCTGTTCCACCTTCCTCCGGCCAAGGATAAGCCAGCTGAGCCGAGCCTGGACGCGATAGCGGACCAGATGGACGAAGTTTCCCGGCAGGCCACCATTGATTTCGTCAGCGCCCTGGCCAAACGCCGCGCCAAACGTTGACCATCCCCGTAAGCCGTTGAAGGCATTGCCGTACTAAAATAGTTTCCAAAAAGGCAACTTAGCACTTGCATTGGGTTTCCATTATGGTAACGTGCTCTCACGAACAACGGAGAGCGCAAATGACCAACCTCAACGAAATCTTCTCAGCGATCCGGTCCTGCGGGGCACAGGTCAGCGACGGCGATCTCGAAGCCGCAATGATCCGCGACGAGGTTGAGCTTGAGGCCTCCGCCATCGCGATCTGGGCGGAGGGCATTGTTTACGCCGCCAAGGGCGAATGGACGAAGGCCGCCCCCGCAGTTCGGAAGGCAGCAAAGGCTTCGGGTTACTGACATGACCAAACTCGATCCGATGCACGGCATCCAAGCGGAACTAGACGCGATGATCCGGCGGGCGTTCATGCCTCGCCCCGGTTGCTCCGAGGGCGACAGCGCAGCGAACGAAGTCGAGCCCGAGGACAGATTGCACGAGGCCGTCATGGCCAATGCCATCGAACACGGATGTCCGGAGCGCAGCGTCAATAACAACTGCGATCTCGGAGACGACAAATGCACCTGTCGCAGCGGGTTGGTCCGCGCGATGGCGATTATCAACCGATAGTTTTCAGAGACAACCGCGACCACAGGCTACGCACGATTGACCGCACAGTTAGGCAAGGAGTGAACGAACGTGGCCGAGAACATCCTGGCGGCATTAGAGCGGATCGCGCGCATGAAAAGCGAGTTCGACGGCGACAAGCATTTGATGCTCAACGCCGCGACGGAAATCAAACGGCTACGGAAGGAACTGCGAGAGACTAAAGCCGCGCTAGAAATGTGCCCCAACGAAATCACGCGCTAGGCAAGGAGTGAACCATGAACAAGACAGCAGAAGCATTTCGCGACAACCCACCACCGCGCCAACAATATCCAGTCGGCGGCCCACGCCAGCCAGTTTACGACCTGATGCGCCACCTTGGTTTCTCGGAATGGAACTGGTCGGACAAATACTATCGCAGCGCAGACGGGATCGAGGTTCACATCTACGGCGCCGGCTCTATGGCCCGCGTAAAGGTCAAGGAGGCGGCGTGGTTTGAGTGCGAGCTAGACAATCTGTCCGAGAAGATCGCCGCGCTTCGAGGAGTGAACCATGAACGTTGAAGCCAGCAACTATCTCAGTGCCATCGCGCTTCTGATGGTGTTCGCCCTCGCAGCGTTGGTGCTGCCATGAGCCTCGCATTCGTCACCAACGGCACACTCGACCGGCGTCAGCAAATGGCTGACATCCGCAGAGAGTGCTTCGGGCACAAACTGAAGCACCTTCGCGACGACTCCGAGAAGGCGGTTGATTTTATCAACGACCTGATGCGGTCGGGCGAGGACGTAACGTCGGAATTGTGCTGCCTGGAAACCGCCGCCTGCGAATTGATGCTGGTGGTCGGCGTGCTTCGGTTGCAGATCGAACGGGAGAGTGGAACATGAATACGCCTGGACCGTGGACAATCGAGACAATCCCCGACCACGACACATGGATTCGCGCGGGGGAAGAATACATCTGCGCCGTGGATCAGTCTGGTTGCCCCACTGAAACAGATATAGCGGACGCTAGGTTAATTGCCGCCGCGCCGGACCTTTTAGCGGCCCTTACAGAGCTTCTCAAAATCGTTGAAACGCAGCGATGGAGCCAGCCGTGGCCTGGGCGTCCGCACGCCCAAGCAGAGGCCGCGAGAGCTGCAATCGCCAAAGCTACAGGAGCGAACAATGGGTAAGCCGTCGCCGCGCCTTCAAGAGTTCATGGCGAAGTTCAAGATCGACCACGACGAGATATGGGAGGTCCGAACCGGAGGGGCCTGGGCCATCAAGCATAGCGCCTTGGAGCGCGTGGCCGCTGAGCAGAAGATCAGCTTCGACGTTCCGCAGTTCGCGGAGAAAGACAGCCTTAACAAGATCGTCGCCCTGATGGTTGTGGCTCACATGGGCGAGCGTTCCGAGTGGTCAATCGGTGAAGCTTCGCCAGCGAACAACAAGAACGCCTATTGCTACGCGATGGCTGAGAAGCGCGCGAAAGACCGCTGCATCCTGAAACTACTCAACTCGCACGGCGTTCTCTACTCCGAGGCCGAGGCCGACGAGTTTACCCAGCGCCCCAACCCGCACGTCACCCGCGCCGCCGACATCGTTCCAGATGTTGAATACAACGAACACGGCGAGCCTATCGACAACATCCCGCTCGGGGATGACGGCATCGCGAGAATGCCCAAGGCCAAGTCCAACCCGCATTTCGCGGAGCTACAGGCCGAGCTCTACAAAGTCTCGTCGCTGTCAGCCCTAGAGGCGTGGGGCAAAAAGAACGCCAACCGGGTAGCGACCCTGCACACAGACTATCAGGACATCATGCGCGGGCTGTTCGTCGAACACCGTGAGAGCTTGCGTCAACCCCGAACAGAGGCGGCAGAGTGATGGCATACGAACAGAAGGATATGACCGGCTCGCTGTTCAAGAACGACCGCAAGGAAACCGACAAGCACCCCGACTACAACGGCACCTGCATGATCGGCGGCGTCGTTTACTATCAGAGCGTTTGGCTGAACAAGGACAAGAACGGCAAGACTTACATGTCGTTCAAATACAAGCCGAAGGAAGAACCACGCGCGGCCCCCAGAGTTGCCCGCCCCGCATCCGCTGATATGGACGACGAGATTCCGTTTTGAGTCGCCATCTAATCACAATCAACAATGAAGCCGACCGGCTGCGGGCCGAGGTCTATGTGTGGAAATCGCCAGACGGAACGCGCGTCGAGTTCAAGGCAAGCAAGCGCACGCTACCACAGAACGACAGAATGTGGGCCATGCTAACCGACATCGCACAACAGAAGAAACACTGCGCGCGGAAATACACGCCCGACCAGTGGAAGGTGATCTTCCTGCACGCACTGGGCCGAGAGGCTGAGTTCGTCCCGTCACTGGATGAAAAGACATTCATTCCGCTTCAGTCGTCGTCCGATCTGTCCAAGTCTGAAATGTCGGACATGATCGAATTAATGATGTCGTGGGGCGTGAGCAACGGCGTCACGTTCCATGATCGGGAGGCGGCATGACACAGCGCCGACCCCGCATAAAGGACGCCGCACACCTGAAATTCATCAGGCAGCTTCCGTGTCTTGTTTGTGGAAACGACATTCAGACGGAAGCCGCTCATGTCTCCTACGCTGATCCAAAGTACGACAAACGATCAAGAGGTTTAGGTGAAAAAGCAGATGATTGGGCGGTCGTTCCCCTGTGCGGCAAATGTCACCGCGACCAACACGATTGCGGCAATGAACAAGAGTGGTGGTGGACACATTCATTCAACGCAATCGACCCGCTTCGCTGCGCCGCTGCGCTTTACTTGAAATCTGGCGACCACGAAGCGGGAACGCGGATCGTGGAAGCTAACCGACCGTAATGATTGAGAAGCACAAGGTGGGCAACATCGGCCAAAAGATCGGCCAAGAGCCGACATTCGAGGAAATCGACCGTGCTGCCGCCGAGTTCTATTCGGAGTTTTGGGACTGTGCTGGCGTGTATTGGCAATGCATGGATGAGCGAGAACGGAACGATTACCGCCACGCGATGCGGGCGGCCCTCAAGACACTTTCGAATAGTGAGCATGGACGATAGCGGACAATGACGGCTCTACACACAATGGACGAGGTTGCCGCCAAGCTTAGAATGGGCCGCAGCACGTTCAAGAAACTGATACGCGATAACCCCTTTTATCGCTCGTTCGGACGTAGGAAGCTGTTTACGGATGCCGACATTCAACGGCTCATCGACGAGGCAGCAAAATGCCCATCAAATTACTCGCGCCGAACCGTTATACGCCGTTCTTCCGTGGTCGTGGGACGTACCTCGGACAGTTCATTAACCGAAGCACTAAGGCTAGCAAGCGAGCGATTGCCCTCCGGGTCGTTGCGAAATGGGAGAGAGAGATTGAGCGGGGGGAGTTTAGCCAGCCGGGAGAGCTTACCTTTGCCGGGGCAGCGGCGGCCTACATGAAGGCGGGCGGGGATAGACGGTTCCTCAAAAAGCTATTGGAGCATTTCGGTGACAGGCCCATCTCGCAAATCAATCAAACGGCCATCGACGATATGGCCGCCAAACTCTACCCCCTCGCCAGCGACGCAACGCGCAATCGACAAGTCTACACGCCAATTAGCGCGATTGTGTCTCATGGCGGACATCGACTTAACCTACGTAGACCTCGACGGTCTAGCGGTAACAGTCAAACTGCCTGGCTCTGGCCCGAACAAGCCGAAGCGATCTTCGCGGAAGCGGAAAAGCTCGACCCGGAGTTCCGGGCGCTCCTCGTCACGCTCTGCTACACGGGGATGAGGTTGAGTGAAGCTTTGAACCTGACTTGGGAAAACGTGAGGCTAAAGGACGGTTATGCTTATTTACCGGACACAAAGAACGACGACCCACGTCCTGTCTTTCTCCCACAAGTGGCCGTGGATGCGATGGCGACACTGGACAGACGTGGGAAGTCCAAGGTGTATCGATACGCCAAGGGCGGCCATCTCTATCATCTTCTTCGAGTGGCGGCGTTCAAGGCCGGGGTTAACCTATCCGAACGGTCAGCCTTCCACATCTTCCGCCACACCTACGCAACTTGGATGCGACGATATGCCGGGGCCGACGAGCAAAGCCTGATCGCGACAGGGGCGTGGAAGGACAAGAAATCGGTTGCAAGATACACGCACACGATCATCAACGAGGAAGCGCGGCGGGCTGAGTTGCTACCGACAGGGAGGAAGGGATGAGCGAGCCCGTATCACGTCCGGGGCTTTATGTGATGGTGTTTGTCGCCATGCTCAATTCCTGCGACGCAAACACGAACTCCAAACAAGCAATAGACGAAGTTCAAAAACTGCCCAAACAGGTGTCGAGCAATGCTAACCCATTGTAATCATTTGCACGAAACTCCCTTGGTAAGGGAGAGGTCCACAGTTCAATCCTGTGCGGCAGCACCATTTTACGGGGCTTTTCGCGCACGGCGCGGAGAACATCGGTTAACAACGGTTAGAACACAGTCGGAACGGGTCAACGACGACTCGTCGAAAACTGTCCACTTTGTTCGCCGTCCGTTCGGCTGTTCGGTGACCGCACTGACGGGACTCCGACACTCGCTCTATCGTGAACCAAATCGCGCGGGACACCCCACCCCCCAGTGGGTCCGCGTGGGCCGGGCGCTGATTCTGCCGATCCGCGTCCGGCCACTCATAATGCATAAGCCACGGGCCGTTGAAATCATTGAAGGTCATCCGTCATCGGAACCGCATACGGCAGTTATTGGCGTCGTGGGGATACGCCCATGACTGCCACTTATCTCTCGGTCTGTTCCGGCATCGAGGCGGCCACGGTTGCGTGGCACCCGCTGGGCTGGACGCCCGTTGGCTTTGCCGAGGTCGAGAGGT